CGGTATTCCTCGATGGGTTATGTCAGGCTATGAGAAAAAAGAATACTGCGAAAAATGTAGATTTAAATCTGCGCATGAAGAGCAATTCAATGTATATCATATTGACGGAGACTTACAGAATTGTCGACCTAGTAACTTAAAAACTGTATGTGCTAATTGCCAACGCATTATCCAGAAGGAAGGGTATACATGGCGGCAAGGAGACCTTACTCCAGATTTTTAGGTTGACAAAACAGTAAAAGATGTTAGTATTAACTATAGGCAATAATAGAGGCTAACATGATTTTATATTTAGATATGGACGGTGTAATTGCAGACTTCTTCGGAGGTCTTGAATCTTTTTACGGAGTTGATCATTGGAAGAAACTTCCTAATAAAGAAAAAGCAATTACTGATTTAAAACACTCAAACTTTTTTGATATACTTGAGTTATTTCCAACATCAGTAGAACTTGTAAATTTTGTTAGAGATCTTGCTGGTGATAACTATGGCATTTGTTCAAGTCCGTTGAGAGGTGATCATCAAAATAGTTCTTATCACAAACGTGTATGGTTGACTAGGCACGGCTTTATGCCGCAAGTACAACATTTAATCTTTACAGGTCAAAAAGAGAATCATGCAGTTGACGACTTAACAGGAACTCCAAATATTCTTGTTGACGATAAGCCAACTAATATTGCCAGATGGATTGAAAAAGGCGGTATTGGTATTAGGTATCAAGCAAACGAAGATAGCTTGAATGATCTAAAAATGAACTTACAAGCAGTATATAAGGATTAACATGGCTATTGATTATAAATTTAACGAACGAGAACTAATTGAAGAGTTTCAAGAATACATTGACTCTACGTACAAAGGCCATTATGCGCAAAATAAATTTCAGTCAACTGAGGTAATTATCGAGCGCGGACACGGAACTGGGTTCTGTATGGGCAATGTTGACAAGTATTCAAATAGATACGGTCGCAAAGGTAGTAAGGACGATGCACGTAAAGATTTAATGAAGGTGTTACACTATGCACTTATCCAGTTGCATATACACGACAACGATCTTTAACCAATAAGAAAACTGTAGCCGGCTCCGCCTGCTACTTGCTGCGAAACTTCTTGCTCTAACTTGTCCATTTCACTTTGTGCTTCTGCCTTAAGCGTATCTCCGTTTAAGGTAGAACCACCTTGTGGCCCAGCAATAGTAGCAAACTTTGATCGTGCTTCGCCTAGCATATATTTACAGTTAGCTAAAGTATAATCTTTAATCCACTGCTTTGTAAGATAATCGTTTAATAATTCTTCGTCTGGTCTATAATTATAACAAAATAACATTAAGTTTTCTTCAGCATGTGGTCTTTGTAGAATAGTTAATTTTTTTGTTGCTGTGTTCCATTTAAATTCAATATGTGATCCAAACATTCTACCTACTAATTCTTGGTACTGACTAAACATATCATATGTTGCTAGTCCGCCCATTTTACTTGCTGACAACAAGTAAGCATTTGTGTATGCTAAATTAAACGGTTCGTACATTGATCCACCAGTACCGCCTTGTGTTCTAGCACCTACAGTTCTGCGAAATATCTGTCTTACTTCAATAACTTCTTGTGGTAGTGTATAAACGTTTTGATCTACAATTGTAGGCATAAACATATATGATTCTTCAACTGAATTATCTGAACGCTGTCTAAATCTTGTCAACGCCTTTGTAAGTGCTGTTTCGTAGTGTATAGGATCGAGCTCTACGTCAACCATACCGCCTCCTAAGAAAGCAGCTACATAGTCAAAGACTTCTTGTTTTTGTGTTGATAAATTAGACATTTCAGTTCTCCAATAGTATTTATCCTACGGATAAATATGTATATGCCAAGACTGTCTTTATATAAACCCGAAAAAACAAATGATTTCCATTTCCTTGACAAACAAATCGCGGAGATGTTTACTGTAGGTGGTACTGATATACACATCCACAAATACTTAGGATCTGGTAATTTACCAGAAGGTGAAGCCGATGCTGTGCAACCACAGTACGATGAATTAAATCCTACTAACATACAGGACTTACTATTTTTAGAAAATAGAGATAGAAAGTATGACGTAGATGTATATACGCATAGAGCTATCTATAATGTACAAGATATAGACTTTGATCTAAGTCAATTTGGATTGTTTTTATCAAACGATACATTGTTTATGACTGTACATATTAATAGCATTGTAAAGACTATTGGACGTAAACCATTGGCAGGTGATGTAGTTGAATTACCGCATCTTAAAGATGAACATGCACTAAATGATGCATCAGTTGCTCTTAAACGCTTTTATGTTATCGAAGATGTGAGTCGTGCAAGTGAAGGATTTAGCCATACTTGGTATCCGCATTTATACAGGCTAAAACTAAAACAAATTTACGATGGTCAAGAATATAAAGATATTTTAGACTTACCAGCCGATGAAGAATCTGATACTACATTACGTGATGTACTTAGTACCTACGATAAAGAAATGCAAATTAATAATGCTGTGATTGCACAAGCAGAAGTTGATGCTCCTTTGTCTGGATACGAAACCAGTCACTTCTATACTGTAGAGCGCAAAGAAGACGGAACAGTTGCCCTGGAAGAAATTGACGGAGAAAACCTCACAAGCGAAATTATAAACAGTGTCGAAGGTAGAGAAGGATACAGTGGTTATCTTGTTAACTACGGTGATGGTGAGCCTCCAGTAGGTAATGTATTTGGTAATGGTATACAGTTTCCTACAACAAACGAAATTGGTGATTACTTTTTACGTACTGACTTTTTACCTAATAGATTATTTAGATATGACGGATCACGCTGGCTTAAGGTAGAAGACAATTTACGTGAGACACTAACGAATAACAACAACAGACAAACGCAAAAAGCAGGGTTTATTAACAACACAAAGCAAAGTCAGATCGGCGGCGAAGCAGTTGAAGAAAGACAAAGCTTATCTAAAGCACTTAGACCAAAGGCGGATAATTAATGCAATTTTTTTATGATGGACAGATAAGACGTTACGTAACGCAATTAATGCGCCTGATGAGTAATTTTCCTGTTAAGTACGGTGACGGTACAATTAAAACAGTCCCGGTTATGTATGGTGATTTATCAAGACAAGTTGCGCATCTTATTAAAGATAATTCAGAGAATAAATTACCAAGTGCGCCTAGAATGAGTGTGTACATTACCGGATTGGAACAAGATAGAGATCGTACACAAGATGCTACGTTTATTGATAAACTAAATTTAAAAGAACGTGAGTATGATACCGATACTGGTAGCTATCTTAATACACAGGGTAAAAATTACACAGTAGAACGTCTTATGCCTGCTCCGTATATGTTAAGAGCAAACGTAGATGTGTGGACATCAAATACAGATCAAAAATTACAAATTATTGAGCAAGTTGGTGTTTGGTTTAATCCTACTCTTGAATTGCAAACAACAGATAACTTTGTAGACTGGACAAGTATTACTACACTTGAATTAGAAAACATTAATTGGACAAATAGAACTGTGCCAATGGGTTTAGAATCAGAAGTTGATATTGCAACTTTAGGGTTTAAGATTCCAATTTATATCTCACCTCCTACTAAAGTAAAACGCTTAGGTGTAATACAAAATATTATTACTAGTTTATTTGACGAAGAATCAGGTAACATCGAAGAAGGTATTACCCGTCCACAAACTAATGCATACGATGATAGTATCACTGCCGGTGTTACAGAAAATGAACACGGACGTAAGGCTGTAACAGAATCAACAGATCAAATGGCAAACGTTAACTATCTAAACTATCCTGTATATGTTGAAGGCGCATCTGCTAAAATTATTAGACGTGGAGTTGTAGGTGGCATAAGTTGGAGAGATATTATCGAGTCATCTCCTGGTATGTTCCAAGCAGGTCTAAGCAAAGTATTTGTTAATAACAAAAACTCATCATCTATTGTTACTGGTACATTTAGTTTAAATCCACTAGATGATAGTATGATATCAATTAATTGGGACATGGATAGTTTCCCGCAAGATACAATTATTACAGGTCCTACGGGTGACAGAACGAGTATAGATTACATTATTGATCCGTTAACTTTTAATCCTACTACAATTAAAATTGCAGGCACACGCCTATTGCTTTTAGATGATGTTGGAAATGCTGACTCAGTTGAAGGACCAGCTGCTTGGCGTAATACTGATAATACTAACTTCGTAGCAAGTGCAAATGACATTGTTGAATGGGATGGTGCTAAATGGCATATTGTGTTTGACGCAAGCGAAGCAACTACAACTACATATACTACAAATCTAAATACAAGTGTGCAATATAGATATAGCGATAGTAATTGGTTACTAAGCATTGACGGTGAATATCCAGTAGGCACTTGGAGAATACAGCTGGAAGACTAATTACTTTTATGTCCGAGATAATTTGTAGTGGTGCTCTTTTTTATACGTTAAACACAAAACGATTTTTACTGCTTTATAGAAAAAATGGTAAACGCAATAACCAATGGGGTATTGTAGGAGGTACTAACGAAAATAAAGAAACACCGTGGGAAGGCTTACAAAGAGAAATTATCGAAGAAGTAGGCGCACTACCTGAAATTATAAAAACTATTCCATTAGAAACTTTTATATCATCAGATGAGAAATTTCAATTCCACACATATTTGTGTTTAATTAACGAAGAATTTATTCCACAATTAAATAGCGAACATGACGGATATGCATGGGTTGGTTATAATAATTGGCCAAAGCCGTTACATCAAGGACTGCGTAATACTCTTAACTCTAAAACAAATAGAACTAAGTTAGAAACAATTTTCGAAATAGCTGATTTATTTAACCAATGATAATTACTTGTGTAACTCTAGGATTAGTTGTTGGCGGTATATAATCAGGTAATGTGATCTTACCTGACTTAACTGTAATACTTAAATTTCCATAATCTACTGCATAACCTGAGTCTAATACTGTAGATCCTTGATCATAGTTTTCTGCACTATCAACCTCAACAGATGAAACTTCGTCTCCAGTTACTGTCCATGTATCTGCGGCTGTTTGCTCTGCATATAATAGTTGATAAAATTTAGATGTTGTTACACTACCACCGGATACTCCGTTTACAGTAACGCCAGTATCGCCTTCGAATGTTACATTACCAGAACTAATTCTTCTTGCATATATTCGATCACCATCAGCAAAGATTCCACTTGGTATAGTAATTGTTCTTGCAGCAGAACTATTTAATCGTAATTCTAGTTCTGCATCTGAAACAATAAGTGTTGTGTTTGCTGTGATCTCTCTACTAGACATTACAAAGGAAATCCTATTGCTACTCTTTTACTTTTTTCAATTTTTGCTTCTTTGTCAGTATCCTCGTCATCGTACCAATATAAAGAAGTGTCAGTATACGCTGTTCCGTTTCTGTTAACATTTGACGAATATTCAACGTACCCTGCCGAGAATATTAAATGATCTGTGTCAGTACCGTTTGCGTCAGGAAATCCGTTGGCATCAATTTTTACTCCAATTACACTACTAGCCGGTATTCCTGTAGTCATAAATTTTAAGTTATAAATTCTACCCATCATAGTAGGAGTTTTTGCTCTAGTGCTGGTTAAATTTCTATAATTATTTGTAGAATTAACTGAGTCATCGTACACATGGTTACCGTTATAACTACCATAACTCGAGGTCGCTGATCTATATATAGCTTGATCACCGCTAAGTGAATTTGATATATCAAGAAGGTCAGTTTCATTTGTAGTAACCTTTGATTCAATACTACCGCCGGCATCTTCAATTGTATTTAAATTTGCGTAACCACTTAGTGCCCAATGTTTACTTGACGATGCTTCTAGATCCGCAGGGATAATGTCTCCCATACCTTTAAAATATATAATTTTTTCTAATGAAAAATTTAGTCTTTGTTCGTTAACTTCGGGGTTTGTATCAGAATCTGAAAAATTAACACCCCATAGCGAATGCCTATATACTGCCCCTATATATCCAGCTGTGCCAATATCTGTTACAATTGATGTTGATCTTGCACTGTTTACGCCACTGATATCAACTGATGTAACAGACTGAAATGGTCCTGTAAGTTTGTGCATCTTTCCGCCATATCCGATGCTGTTGGTTTCAGTGGTAGTAGGAGCGTCAAATTCATCAAGTGTATATGTGATATTGTTGGTGCCATAATCAAATTCTTGCCACTGTGATTTAACATAACCACTGTTGCCTAACATATATCCAGTTGTTAAAATTGCGCTATCACTTAATGATAATGGATTTTCTGTTTCGCAGATTGCAGTAAAATCGTGCCACGAATTATTTGTATTTCTACATTGTATAGCAATGTGTTTGCTTGTGGCTGATATAAAAATATGTGCAGGACTTGTATCATCAACATAATTTAGTCTGTCAATACAAAGATTCCATACATCAGCACTAGTAGCTGTATAATAACCTTGATAATTAGAATCAGTTAGACTAAACACTATCTCACCTGTGGTATTGTTATGAGATACTACTGTGCCTTCGAACCAATACTCGTCATCAGTTGTGTGAATTAATCTAATTAATTGATGCTCATACAGTGTGAATGATTGTGCAGCAGCAATAGTTATTGTCTCATTAGTACTCTGGTTTTGCCAGTATCCGGTGCTAATACCGAAGCTATTGCTGGCAGTTGCTGTTGCATATAGATAATCAGCAGCCGTTATATGATCGAGTCGTCTATGCGGAAATATAGGATTAGTTGATGTAACAGTAGTTGTACCAGTAAAACTTTCTGCCAATTGAATGTGTAAATCAAGTGCATTAATCTTTATTTCTTTAGTGCCACCGCCGGTAGCATTAGCACTCTGATACACTTTTTCCATTGTGTTACCTACAGCAGTTTTTTCTGTCCAACCGTGAGCAGTAATAAATGTATCAATTGCTGTCATTACATTTGTGTATAATCCAGTTTCTTGGCTAACTATGATTTCTGCTGAATTAGATCCTAAACTATTTGTTGTTACTGTCATTGTTTGTCCTTACTTTGGAAATGCTACTGCTGCGCTTTGTGATCTAAGTATTTCATTTTCTTGGAAAGCACTTCTATCAAGAATTCTGTCGCTCGGAACATCTTCGTGATCGTATTTTTGCTGATAACTGAAAACTATGTGATCAATCGATGATCCGGTATCCTCAGCAAACCCACTAGCATCTACTTTGATAGATAATACATTCATAGGCGATAAGCCAGTTGTTACAAATTTAATATTGTATATTCTACCTAGTAGCGACGGTTCTTGAGTTGACCATGAAAAATCCTCACTAGCTGTATTGTATTCATACGGTTGATCTACATAAATAGTCTGCGCATTTTGATAATCTGCAATTAAGGGTATTCCGCCTCTAACGTTTGTACCTAAAAACATACCAGGCCAGTTATCTAACATAAAGTTATCACTATCTAATATACTCATTGTAGTAGTATCCGAATAATCACTAGATGCACTACCAGAGAAAGCATAGTGCTTCGAGCTGTTAGTTTCATAAATATCCGGTATTACGTCTCCCATTCCTTTAAAAAACACTTTTATAACCTGTAATGATCTAAATCTAGAGAAACTGACATTTGTGGTGTCATAGTCACTGTGATATCTAGCTACAATTGTGTTTGGTATCGCTCCTAGGCATCCATCTGCAACACCAAGAGGTGTTGCTATTTTAGTAAATCTAGTTGCATCAACGCCAGTTCTGTTTTTTCTAGTAGATGGCTGTGAAAATGGTCCAGTCCATATTTTAAAATGTCCTTCATGATCATTTATTTCTGGTAGATCTGGAAAAGCTGATTCAAAATAATTTTCACTCTCGCGGCCAGTACTAGTAGAGGTTATAGATTTTACAAAACCACTATTGCCTAGCATATACCCAGTTGTTAGGATACTTGCATCACTAAGTGATAACGGGTTTTCTGTTTCACATACTGAAACAAAGTCATGCCACATTCCGTTGGTATTTTTGCATTGAATAACACAGTGTTTTGAACTAGCGCTAATATAAACATATGCAGGACTTACTGTGTCATGGTAATTCATAGAGTGTGTTAGTAAATACCATTCAGTTTCACTAGTTGTTCCTGCACCATGATATCTTTTTATATCTACTGCTCCGGTTATATTATTATGACTTTTTACTTGTGCATCAATATATTCCCCGGCATTATTTTTAGATTGTAGTCTAATAAATTGCCCTGTATATAATGTTTCGCCTAATCCTGCTGGAATAGTGAGTGTGTAGCTATCTCCATTATATTGCGATAAGGCAGCTGATATAGAATTATCTGTAGCTCTTGCGGTTGGAGATATCCCTGCTGTAATAAATTCACCAATAAAAGATGCAGATCCAGAATCACTTGTAAATAAATTTTCTGGATATTTTAAATGTCCGTTATGCATCCAGCGAAACGCTTCGTTAGTTGCTACAACTGTATTTGTGCCAGTGAAACTATCAGCGTGTTGAATAGTAAGGTCAATTGCATTAATCTTTATTTCTTTAGTGCCACCACCTAATGCATTTGCAGAGGTATAAACTTTTTCAAGGTCGTTGCCAACGCCTGCTTTTTCAGTCCAGCCATGTGTAGTAATAAAAGTATCAATTGCAGACAAAACTGATGCATATCGAGTCTCGTCATACACAGTAATTTCTGCTGAGTTAGATCCTAGTGTAGTTGTTGTTACTGTCATTGTTTATCCTAATACTATTACAGGTGTTAATCTAGGTTCAATACCAGCCGGTTGTAGAGTTACAACTCCGTCTGTAGAACCTTGGTTTACTACTAGTGTTACATCGCCATAGTCAAAACTAAAATTTGCTATTTCAGTAATTGCGGTGCTTGTATAATTATTATTTAATTCTACGGTGCTTGTTGCACCAAAGTTATACCCGTCTAATATCAAAGGAGCAACTGTTGGAGATGATAATGTGCTGTTTGCATAATCACTATGCGTAAATGTAGTAAAAGCTTCTCCGTAATCTATTTCTGTTGATCTCACAAAAGGCGATGATAAATCTGCTATACCTGTATCGACTACTGTATTTTGTTCTGAAATTACTGTATCTGTAACGTTACCTGTTACTGCCCATGTATCAGTACCAGTTAGTTCTGCACGAAGTAATTGATAAGTTAATGTCGAAGAGACACTTCCTGCCAAAACTGTGTTAACTGTTACTCCAGTATCACCTGTAATTGTAATGTCTCCGGCGCCTATTGATCTAGCAACAAAATATTCGCCAACACTAAAAACACTTGTTGGAATAGTAATAGTTACATCACCTACAGCATTTGCTCTCAGTTCTAATCCATTATCAGAACTAAGCAAAGTTGTGTTAGATGTAATCTCTCTACTTGCCATTACTTTGGAAATCCTATAGCAACACTTTGGCTGCTCTTAATACGCTCGATAGCGTTGTTATCTTCGTAGTTTTGCCAATCGTCAGTAATTGATGTAGTTGATTCATAATTACTATAGACTGCAAATACCAAGTGGTCCGTAGGTGTGCCCGATGTATCTGTAAATCCATTTGCATCAACATCAACACTTACAATACTACTTGGATAAATGCCTGTAGTTAAAAATTTCATATTATAAATTCTACCCAATAATGTTGGCTCACTGGTTTGAATTGAATGTTTTTGTTTAGGCTCTATACGATTATAAAAATTAGCGTCACTAAATTCACCTATTTCGGCGGATGAAACAT